AAGGGGATACAGGTCCTCATGGGTTCGTTGAAAAACCAGTATCCGCAAGGTGTGAGGTTACAATTACAGATCGAGATGATATTAGTCTCAGTGACCTTGCGTCTATAATGGGGACTGGTACTGTTATTTTTAAAGCCGCAGGCGGTGGTAAGGTGTACACAATGGAAGGCGCTACATGTTTGCGTAATTTTACAGTTACAGGCGGTGAGGGGGAAACGGAAGTTGTGTTCGAGGGGGGTTACTGGACAGAAACTACAGAAAATTAAGGTGTTTGGGGGATATGATGGAGAATGAAAAAGGAATTGTAAAGTTAAAATATTCCATTCCAGTTGAGCAAGGGGATGGTACTGTAATTGATGTGGATCAGTTAAAAATGGGTAGATTAAAATTAAAACATTTAAGAGTACTTCCAGATGATTTTTCTGAAAAAGGAGGAAAACTTTGTGTTGCTGAATTAATCCCATTAATTGCGAGTGTTACTAATACGTCAATTGCCTCTATAGATGAAATTGATATGGAAGATATTGGCGTTCTTGTACAGGCGTTAATGGGTTTTTTGGCAGAATCCCCTCAAACTGGAGAGAAATAGTCTGGGGGATAGTTTATTTGTTTCATTTTCAGCCCAGTGAAATTTGGGAAATGAGTATAGATGATTTAGAATTTTGGAATCAAGGTACGGCACAGATTACAAAATGGTTAAAAGATAGCAGATAATTTATAGGGGCACACTATGATTGCTAATAATATAAAGAAGGAAATATAATGGCCTCGAATACATATGATTTATCAGTTGTTATGCGAGTGCTTGATCATGCTACTGCCCCTTTGGCACGCATAGGCGCGAAATTTAAACAATTGGTCCCCTCGATTGAGAAGATAGATTCGCGTATGCAAGCATTGGGAAAGAGTATTCAAAAAGTAGGCGCACAGATGTCCCATATGGGGCAACAGATGTCATTAAAAATGACATTACCTTTAACCGCAATGGGTGTTGTTGCCACTAAAGCCGCCATTGATTTTGAGAGTGCATTTACTGGTGTAAGAAAAACAGTTGAAGCAACAGAACCGCAATTTGCTACATTAAAAAAGGGATTGATGGGATTAGCAACAGAAATACCTCTTAGCACGCAGGAAATTTTTGGTATTGCTGAGGCTGCTGGGCAATTAGGTATTAAAACAAACGATATTCAATCATTTACAAGAGTCATGGCAGATTTAGGGGCTACTACAAATATGACTGCACAGGACGCTGCTACTCAATTAGCTCGATTTGGGAATATTACAGGTGTGGCGAAAAAGGATTTTGATAGATTAGGATCATCTATTGTTCATCTTGGAAATAATACAGCAACAACCGAAGCAGAAATTGTTGGTATGGGGATGAGACTTGCGGCAGCTGGGGATTTAGTTGGGATGACTGCGGCAGAAATAATGGGGTTTTCCGCAGCTTTAACTTCAATAGGAATAAATGCGGAAGCTGGGGGTACGGCTTTTAGTCAGGTCATGCGGGAAATTGATAAAAGTATTGGCTCAGGAAGTGAACGAATGGAAGGGTTTGCTTATGTTGCTAATTTATCCGTTAAAGATTTTGAAACTCTTTGGGAAAAAGACGCTGCAGGGGCTATACTCAAATTTACTGAAGGTTTAGGTAAATTAGACAAAGCGGGGGTGAACGTTAATCAAGTTTTAGATGATCTTAAATTAGATGCTGTTAGAATATCAGGGGCTTTGCTCGGGGCTTCCCTGTCGGGTGATTTATTTCGAGAGGCTATTAAGATGAGCAGTACAGCATGGGAAGAAAATATTGCTCTTACTAAAGAGGCAGAATTGCGTTATAAAACAACTGCTTCTCAATTAATCATTGCAAAAAATAGAGTTATGCAAATGGCAGCTTCTTTTGGTGTTATTTTAGCAAAAGCATTACTTGTAGTTGTTGATCTTCTTATGCCGGTAGTTAATTGGTTGGCAAAATTGGGGCCCACTGGAAAAACAGTAATTATTATTATTGCTGCATTGGCTGCCGCAATAGGCCCTCTTTTAGTCATTCTTGGCATGTTGGCAGCTTCTATTAGTGCTATAATGGCAATTGCTACTCCGGCTTTACTTGCAGTTCTTATTCCTATTGCTGCTGTTGTTGTTGCTATTGGTGCGATAGGCGCTGCTATACTTCTGGTAATAAGGTATTGGGAAGAGTTAAAACAAGGTTTTCTTAAAAATCCTTTTGCGTTTATTATTGATATGATTTCTGCAGTGACTTGGGGGTTAATCCCTTCGTTTCAAGCTTGGAAAGATCTTATTGTATCCATTGTCCATGTTTTTAAGAATTGGAAAACGCTTACTGTTGAATTTCTTACTTATATGCTTGATAAAATCAGTGAAATTTTAAATTTACTACCTGATTTTATTAAGAAAAGAATTGGAATTGGGGCGGAAGTCAAGCACTCGATTGGGGGTGCTTTACCATCCCCTGTGGGGGCAATTGGGGCAGTTGCAGGTGCACAAAAATCTGAAACAGATATTAATATTAATGTATCCTCAAATGAAGGTGCAACAGCTACAGTAGAAAAAGTGAAACAAAAGAAAGGTGATTCAAATGTTTCCATTTATACCACTGGGTATGTAGGGGCGTATTAATATGGCATGGCGAGATCGTTTAGTATGGTTTGATGAAGAAAACCAACAGAGGAAAAAGGCCTCTTTTCGGGGAAATTCTTTTTTTATTCTTGATTCTGATAGAAGTGTTGGGCGTAGAAATGTTATTCATCAATACCCATTTAAAGATGACCCATATATTGAAGATCTTGGGCGTGATGTGGATGAATTTACTATTAATGGGTACGTCATCCAGAATAGTGATAATGAACATGATTATATTGATGAAAGAGATGCGTTAATTAAAGCGTTGCGTGAGGAAGGTCCTGGAATATTAATACATCCTTATTACGGGGAATTAATTGTAAATTTATCCAATAAAGCCCGTATTGAAGAATCATTCGCCCAAGGGGGTATTGCTCGTTTTACAATGAGCTTTGTCCAGGCAATTGAAGGGGTAGGATTAAACACGCAGGTTGTACAAGAAGAAAAAGATTATGTGGATATAGTTGATAATGAGGCTGAAAATTCTTTAAATATGGCGAAAGATAGTTTTTTTGAAGCATTTGATGTATCAAATATTTCCAGTTATGTTCAAGATTCAATTATGGATTCTATTGATTCCTTGTATGATATGATGCAATTGGTAACTAATTTAGTTAAATACGCATCCCCTTCTCAAGTTGCAAAATCATTATCATATTTGGGGGAAACGTATGCGGGAATAAGTGTATCGACCTTATCTGATATATGTGGTTTTGCAAATGCGATTAGTGGGATGTTTGATGGATTGAATAGTATTGGGGGAATGTATGGGGAAATATTATCAGATCAATTGCTTGGGCATTGTAGTGATATAATTTATGGGGATTTTTCAGGGCCAATGTCTTCTACCACAATTATTCCCGCTTCCTTGGCATCTGGATTTGAAGCCAGTACAATGGAACAGTCAAAAAAGATAAATGAAAATTCAGGTAAAACAATTGTTAGGGCTGCGTTGGAAATGGCACGATTTGGGGAGGAAACAGGGACCGCAAATCCAAGCATTTATGGGGGGACAATTACTCCTCATACAAATACAACATATCAAAGAGCAAAACAAGCAGCGAATTTAATTGCAATTACTAATTTGGCGCGCATTAATGCTATTATTACTGCGATTAGAACCGCGGTTAGAATTGATTATACAAGTTATGATTCCACAATTGAAATAATGAACGAAATTATATCTGCATTAGAATCATTATTATTAAAATTGGGGAATGATTCCGCTGACACTGGGTATGATGAGTATAGTATTACAATTTCTTCCCCTGGTTCTTATCAAGCAGTAGAAAATTTACGGCCTGTATTCACTGAAGCAATGATTGGAATTGGGGCATCTTTAGCTAAAATTATTGATTATAAAGTACCCCCTGTCGTATTTTCATCATTGGTTTTAGCATATGATCAATATTATGATTTAAATCGGGAAGCGGAAATTATAAAAAGAAATAGAACTACTATTACTCATCCTGGATTTTTGCCAGGGGGACAACTTATTGAGATTTTGAATAAATGAATGATGAAATCACATTAAAAGTTAGAGGCCAATTATTTACAAATTGGACTGCTGTTATGCTTGAAAAAAGCATGTATCAAATGGTGGGTAGTTTTGGTTTAGCCACAACTGATCTTTATCCTGCTGAAGCAAAGAAATGGAATATTGCTTTAGGAGATGAGTGTATTGTTGAAATTAATAATCAAAAAGTTATAACCGGATATATAGAAGATGTTCAGATTGATTATGATGCGGGCACTCATAATATTCAATTTAAGGGGCGGGACAAAACGGGGGATTTAGTTGATTGTTCATACAATGAAAAATTAAAAGAGTTTCAAGGGTTATCAGTTAAAAAAATTATTGAAAAAATGTGTCTCCCTTTTAATATTGATGTGGTGGTCGATTCTTCTGTTACATCTGAAGCGAATTCTATATTGCCGGGTTCTTTTAAAGTCAATGAGGGGGATACAGTTTTTGATTTGATTATGGCTATTTGTCATATGAAAGCGATACTCCCTGTCAGTTATGGAGATGGTAAATTAACACTAACACAGACAGGAATAAAGTATAAAACTAATGATATATTAGTATCGGGCAAAAACATTTTGAAAGGGTCTTTTATACAATCAAATAAAGATAGATTTGAAACATATATTATTAAAGGGAATGATACAGGGGCAGATACAAAATCAATTTCTGATTTTAGTAGCGCAGTTGGGGCTTTTACTGATAAGGCAATCACAAGATATCGCCCAATAACCATCTTCGCAGAAACAAAATGTGATCGTAGTAGTTGTTTAAAAAGAGCGGAATGGGAAATGAATAAAAGGGCGGGTTCATCACGCATACTTGAATATGAAGTACAGGGCTGGACTCAATCCAATGGAAAGCTATGGCCACTTAATGCCATGGTGCAAGTTAAGGATGCTATTTTAGGAATAAATGAAACTTTATTGATTTCTGCATTATTTTTTACAGTTAATGAGTCCGGATCAGTTACAAAGCTGAAAGTTGTACACCCAAAGGCATTTTCTACTTTACCAACTCTGCCTGCTGTAAAAGGTGGGTTTGATTGGATGAAAGGACGGACATAATGGATTTAAATGATTTTAAACGATTAATTACTCCATTACGTAATAAAATTTTTTTATTGCTTGGTAGGGCTGTTTTGGAAGCGGTTAAAAATACCGAAATGACTCAAAAAATTCAAATCACTGCTCTTGATGAAGAGGTTATTAGTGATATGGAACGTTTCCAAGAATACGGGTTCGAAACATACCCATTAGAAGGCGCAGAGGTTTTAGCAACATTTTTTAATGGTAATCGGGATCATGGTATTACTATTTGTGTCCATGATAGGAGATATCGGCCAACAGATTTGGCGGCAGGAGAAGTTGCCGTTTATACTGATGAGGATTCTTCTGATTTTCGAATTCATTTAAAGCGAGGGCGCATTTTTGGTATTAAAGGGGATCAATGGGAAGATACTTTGGATACAAGTAAAAAGGTGACAACTCCATCAGAAACGCATACGAATTCAACTGAGCATATTATTGATTCCCCAGAAGTTTCTCTTGGAGGGGCGACTTTTGCGGCATTAAGAAAATTGATTGATGAGCGTTTTATTACTTTGTTTAATACTCATGTTCATTCTGGGGTGACTGTGGGTGCTGGAAGTACCGCTGTTCCAACAGCACTTGCTTCTGAGGCAAATCACGCAACAAGTAAAGTTAAGGGGATATAATGGCAAGTGAAATTCGCATAAATTTAGACCCTGTTTTATTTGAAGGGGATCTTACTTTTGATGAGACCATTCAAGATTTTGAATCTGATATGGGGCTTGAAACTGCCGTTATAATAAGCCTTTTTACGGATAGAAGAGCGAATGAAGATGATGTTTTGCCTGATTTAAATAATACAGATCGTAGAGGTTGGTGGGGTGATTTAGTAAGTCAAATTGGGAATGATCAAATTGGTTCAAAATTATGGTTGCTAAAGAGGGAAAAAACAACACCAACTACTATTATCAAGGCAAAAAAATATGTAGAGGAAGCCCTACAATGGATGATTGATGATGGGATCGCTATAAAAATTGAAGTAGAAACAGAGCGTCAAGGCGTAATTGGAAATGATATTTTAGCAATAAAAGTGCGCATATATCGAGATTATAAAAATAAACAAGCCCAAGAATTTTCATATCAATGGGAAATACAGGAGGCCAGAAATTAATGCCGTTTTCACGACTTTCTTTGCAAGAAATTGTTGATCGTATAACATCTGATCTTCAAAATCAAATTACGGGCGCAACCTCTTTTTTACGCAGGTCTGTTTTGCGGGTAATCGCAAAAGTAAATGCTGGGGTATTTCATTTATTGTATGAATACCTTGATTATCAAGCTCGTCAATTATTTGTTTCAACGGCAGATGAGGTTGGATGTGAAGCGATTGCATCTGAATATGGGATTATTCGTAAGGCGGCAACGGAGGCCGTTGGCTCAGGGACTGCTACAGGAACAAATGGGATTACAATTCCAGCAGGGACTCAACTAACATCACCAGATGATCAGACTTATGAAACAGATGCAGATGTGGTAATTGCTGCTGGGGTTGCTACTGTCGCGTTTACGGCAACCGTAGCAGGGGAGGATGGTAATGATGATCCAGGTATTATTTTAACTTTCACCAGCCCAATTCCTGGGGTTAGTACATCGCTGACAGTAGATGCTGATGGTATTTATAATGGCACGGATATAGAATCTATTGAGTCATTAAGTGAAAGGGTTCTGGCTCGAAAAAGATTCCCGCCTCAGGGGGGTGCTTCTTTTGATTATGAAAGATGGGCATTAGAGGTTAGTGGTGTTACAAGGGTTTGGATTTTTTCTTTATATGCGGGGCCTGGTACAATAGGAATTGCATTTGTTCGTGATAATGATGTTAGTATTATTCCCAATGCGTCTCAACGGGCTGATGTCCTGGCTTATATAATCCAACATACTGATCCGAGTACAGGGGCATTGATTGGGTGTCCAGTAACCGCAGAGCCTGGAATTCAAATGCTTGTTATGACTGAATTAGTTGTTAATTTTACAATTGCAATTTATCCCAATACCCTTGCGGTGCATACAATAGTGGAATCAAATTTAGAAGATCTTCTGTTACGAAGGGGGGGATCGGGTAGAACTGTTTATTTATCTGAGATTTCAGAAGCTATTTCTTTAGCAGCTGGGGAAGAGCGCCATTCTGTAACTATCCCTGCCGCGGATGTCACTGCTGCGGCAACTGAAGTGCATGTATTAGGTACGGTCACCTTTGTGGATTATTAAAAAAGGAAATAAGTAATGGCGCGCACTTTAACAGACTATTTACAATTATTTCAATCTCTTTTGCCCCAAGGGGCTGCTTGGAATCGAGATGAAAATTCAACATTATCTGAATTTTTACGGGGAATGGCAGAAGAATTCATCAGAGTGGAAAATAGATCGGAATTATTATTAACAGAAAGAGATTCAAGATACACCTCAGAATTATTAGTTGATCATGAGCGAGATTTAGGAGTACCTGATGAATGTACAGAATTAGGTACTACCATGCAAGCAAGGCGTGATTTTGTACATACAAAAACAACGGCTTTAGGGGGGCAAGATAAACAGTATTTTATTGATTTAGCGGAATCCCTTGGGTTTACAATTACTATTGATGAATCCATACCATCCGCTTTTAGTTGGACGGTAAATGTATTATTTGAATATACTTTACGATGGAAATTTTTTCAAATCGGGAGTAGTTCCTGCGGGGATTCTTTAATTTATGCACCTGGATTTGATTTATTGTATTGTGTTTTGAACAAGTACAAACCAGCGCATACAATTTTAGAGCTTGTTACTACTGGAGTGGCGTTTGACGCCTCATTTGATTCTTCATTTCCGGCCCTTTTATCTACTGGGGATGATTATTTATATGGTTCTTTTGCGAGGGATTTTAATATAGCTTTTAATATTTATAGAGGCGGTGTATTTGATTTTAATATATTTGGTAATGGGTTTGATAAACCTTATTAAAAAGGAAAACAATAAAAGGAGGATTTAAAAATGGCTGATACACAACGTACAAGAGCACAAATACTTGCTTTATTTGCAGATAACGTAACAGGGCAAATCAGTGCTCAAGATTTAAGGGATTTTGTAGTTACATTAATGGAGTCGCCTGAATTTACTAATGCGGGGGATTTTTTCAATGAACCAGTTACAGGAGGGATTACCGTAGATAAAACAACAAGAGGTTTTCATTTATATTCCCAAACAATGCATAGTAATGATAGTGCTTCCTTTGGGATGCCTTTGGCGTATAATCAGATTTCAGGTGTTTGGATTCCTGCAGACCTTTCCAGATCAGAAGCAAATCCTGTTCGAGGTATTGCGGCAGATTCATATGCCTCTGGCGCAACAACAATGAAAGTACTTGTAAAAGGAATTGTTTACGATGTTGGGTTATCTAATTTAAGTGGCTATATCGGTAAACCAATTTTTCTGGATTCTGCTGTGGCTTCGACCTCTGGTGGATGGTCTGTTGCTGTGCATACAAGCGATAGCGCCAAGGGGATTATCGGGTACGTTATGGGGTCTTTAGAAGTTACATATCCATCCGTTTATAAATGGCATTTTGATGGTACTGGTAATTGGGCTGTTACAGGGGTTTAAAAATTAGTATAGGTAAAGGAAAATAAACTATGCATCGAACAGAAGGAACGTATAATTTAGGTAATTTATTTCAAGATGGCCCTCCAGGGACGCATCTTGAAGAAAACTGGCTTAATGCTGTCCAAGAAGAGATTTGCAATGTGATTGAAACTGCTGGATTCCCATTAAAAACCAGAGCAACAGAAACTCGAACTCAATTGTATGAAGCATTGCAAACTTTATTTGCGAGTAATTCATTGCTTTTGAGCTATAACGCGGGAACTAACTATATTGCAAACTTATCATATGTCGTAGGGTCTGATGGTAATATGTACCACTGTGGTATAAATAATGGGCCGAGTTCTACTGTGGTTGATCCTGTTGGGGATGCAACAGGAACATGGGTGATATTAGTATATTCAGTTAATATCCTAAGTGGTACAATAGCACAATTGGCGGAAAGTTCAAATGATGGGGACGCTGGTATCAATGCTGATGTATATGAGAATGTTTTTTCTGCCGTTAATGGAGCAAGAATTTTTGATGATGCAAATCTAACAGTAGCAAACGCCGCATTGATAATCGATGATACGGGATTATCATTATCAAAAGCAATTTCTATCGGCCAACATGCTAACCTTACCCATGCAAGAAGAGATGGAATATTTGATTTAAAAACAAGACTTTTGCATGCCTGGTTTGCAGGTGGTAATTTAGCAACTGCACGATACCATTTAGCCGGATGTGGAACACATGCGGCGGGTCTAAGTTTTGGGGGCCATACTGGGGCAGTTTCTGCGGTAACAGAGGAATATGACGGCTTGGTTTGGTCTGCGGGTGGAGCATTATCAACCGCAAGAAAAAACTTAGCGGGATGTGGAACGCAAACCGCAGGTCTGAGTTTTGGTGGTTTTATTGCTGCAAATTCTGCCGTAACAGAGGAATATGATGGTGCTGCTTGGGCAGGAGGAGGGGCTTTATCAACGGCAAGAGAAAACTTAGGCGGTTGTGGTACTCAAACAGCAGGTTTAAGTTTTGGGGGATATGTCGCTGCAGATTCCGCAGTAACAGAAGAATATGATGGGGCAGCTTGGGTAGCAGGAGGTGCATTAAACACTGCAAGAAATTATATAGCAGGATGCGGTACACAAACAGCAGGATTAAGTTTTGGGGGTAATGCGTATTTAGCAACAACTGAGGAGTACAACGGCGCTACCTGGGCAGCAGGAGGCGCATTAAACACTGCAAGAAATAGCTTAGGGGGATGTGGAACGCAAACAGCTGGTCTAAGTTTTGGTGGGTATGATGGCTCTTATAAAGCAACAACCGAAGAATACAACGGCACATCTTGGACAGCTGGTGGGGATTTAGCAACTGCAAGACGTGACTTAGCAGGATGCGGTGCGCAATCTTCGGGGTTGAGTTTTGGGGGCGATACAGGTGCATTTTCAGTGGCAACAGAAGAATACTGGTAAATAACAACAAAAGGCATTTATAGTTTTATAGTTAAAGGGAAAATAAATTATGCATAGAATAGAAGGATTGTATAATGCAAATAATCTATTTACAAATGGGCCTCCAGGAACTATTATAGATGACTATTGGATTAATGCTGTCCAGGAAGAGATTGCCCACGTCATCGAGCAAGCAGGGATGACTTTAAACACAAGGGCAACAGAAACAAGAACTCAATTATTGATAGCATTACAAACTCTATATGCAGACAATTCATTGGTTCTGAGTTATGATGCGGGAATTAACTATATTGCAAATTTATCGTATGTTATAGGATCAGATGGAGAGATATATTATTGTATTATAGATAATGGGCCTGGCTCTACAGTAGTTGATCCAGTTGGCGATGTAACAGGAACATGGAAGATAATCCAATTTTTAATTAATCTCTTAAATGGTACTCCTGCACAACTGGCGGAAAGTTCGGATGATGGGGATGTAAGCATTAATGTGGATATGTATGAGAATGTTTTTTCAGCTG